GCATTTGCTATGCAAACCCGACATATTTTTTCTACTTTTTAGGTTATCGATATGGTTAATTTGCGAACCATTGGGGAAACCCCGCCCCCCAAACAGAAAACCCCCCGCTGGGCGAACCAACAGGGGGGTCATTCATGTAACTTTGCGAACCATTGGGGGGAAACCGGGGGGCTTGGGTGTGTATAGGGTTTACCCCGGCAGGTCTTGGACCTATGGTAGCGTCATTTTCCGCATTTGTCAACACCTTTTTTTCATTTTTAGTTATTTTTAAGTAAATCATGTGGAAAACGGGTTGACACCGGTTCCAAAACCCCTCATAATACAGAGGTATGCCACATGTTCGCGGGAGAACACCATGTTCGAAGCTGCCCTACTGATATGTTTAGCTGCAGCACCCCAAGAATGTGTTGAGTTGAACGACACACGAGGCCCTTACACCAGTAAAGCTGACTGTATGCGTCGTGTCGACGAAATGGCGGAGTTCGCCACAAGTGTAAATCTCTTTAAACTAGATATAAAGTGGAAGTGTACCGCCCTAAAAGGCGTACCATCTTAAATCTCCATGAACTTATTACCCCAAACAAATAAGAAACCTGCCCTAACTGAAAAGCAGGAGCAGTTCCTAGATGCCCTGTTCGAAAACAATGGCAATATGACCGTTGCTGCCGAACTCGTGGGATATTCCCCTAAGTCAGTTACGTGGCTAAAGGAACGTCTAGCCGATGAAATCATCGAACGGACAAAGACCATGTTGGCGAGCCACTCCCTGCAAGCCGCGAACAAGTTGGTTAGCCTCGTGACAGCCATAGATATAGAACGCGGGGATGAACTACGCATGAAGGCAGCGGAAAGTATCTTAAACCGCGTCGGTATCGCAAAACAAGAAACAATGAACCACAACGTACAGGCAATCCACGGGGTTGTCTTGTTACCACCCAAGAAAGAGGTCGTCATAGACGGATAAAGATTATGGATTCATCAAAACAAATTATGCAAAGTAACATTCAGGATATGGATGATAAGGAATATGCTGCGTTCATCAGCCGGATGCTACAGCAAGCAGAAAGCGATGCCGAAGCTGGTAAGATTAAAACCATGTACGATAAGATTCGTGCGGGTAAAGCCAAGGGCGGCAAGGTTCGCGGCTACGCATATGGCACCAAAAAGGGTGGCGTGAAGAAGATGTCATCTTGCCGTGGTCGCAAGGCCAACTATAAGGAGTAGGGTCATGTCGGAAGAAATTGACAACCTAAAAAAACCTACACCTGCACAGTTTAACAAGGCTGTTGACAGGGGTCTCAAAGAAATGCAAGACCGTATTAAGTTTCTATCAAAGAACATATCGGGCGCACAAACTGTTTCGAGTGGTATGCTGGGACAGACAAGAATGGGTGTAGAGACTCAGACTGATTATAAAAAACAACTAGAAAAGCTAGAAAAAGATTTTGAAGAAGCAAAAGCTGATTCAGCCCTAGCTAAACAAAACTATCCTAAAGTCTATCAATCAGGTGACTTCCCTCTATTATCCCGCGAACCAGATAAGGCTGTTCAACGCTGGCCTTACAGTTCGATTCTTACACGCCCCCAGCGAGGTCGTAAAGCGTCTAATAGCCAAGAGAAAAGCTAACCCGTGGCCCCACGCAAACGTGTCCTAGTCCCCCCGAACCCAGAAGACTTAGGCAAGGTCGGAAGACCTAAGAAAAGACCCGGTGAATCCAAAACCACTTACAACATAAGTGACCGGGAACGTGCGCGACGTTCTGTACAGATGAAGTTGCGGAATGCAAAGAAGCAACAACAGCGAGAAGAAACCCGTGTTGCTCGTAAGCGCAAGAAGGTCAAAGACCTAACGGCTGCTGCCAAAAACATCGAAAATGCCGTGAACGGCAACAAGACCCGTGTTATAGACGCGGCTGACTTAGACATACTACCAAAAGCCGTAACGGACTTAATTGATGACACCCCTGTTATTTTCAAACCCAATGAAGGACCTCAAGAAGACTTTCTTTCGGCTTCCGAACAAGATGTACTCTATGGGGGAGCCGCTGGTGGCGGCAAGTCGTTTGCTCTACTTGCTGACCCCCTACGCTATTGCCATAATACCAATCATCGTGGGCTACTTCTAAGACGTACCCTCGACGAACTAACCGAACTCATCGACAAATCGAAGCAGCTATACCCCAAGGCTTTTCCCGGAGCTATCTTCCGCGAGTCAAAGTCGACGTGGGTGTTCCCGTCTGGTGCAACCATGTGGTTCACGTATCTCGACAGGGACAAGGATGTTACCCGTTTCCAAGGACAGGCGTTCAACTGGATTGGTATCGACGAAATAACCCAATACCCAACAAGCTACGTCTGGGATTATTTGCGTTCTCGTCTTCGCTCCACAGACCCTGAATTACAAAGTAGCCTAACCATGCGCTGCACAGCTAACCCCGGCGGTGTTGGCGGCTGGTGGGTTAAGAAAATGTACATTGATGCCCACGAACCAAACAAGGCGTTCGGGGCCAAGGACCTAGAGACGGGCCGTACTTTCGTGTGGCCTGAAAACCACCCAAAAGCGGGTCAGCCTCTGTTCTACCGCAAGTTTATTCCAGCACGGCTGACTGATAACCCCTTCCTGATGGCAGATGGTCAATACGAGGCCATGCTTCGGTCACTCCCAGAAGTCGAGCGTAGACGGCTTCTCGAAGGGGATTGGGATGTTGCGGAGGGAGCCGCCTTCCCCGAATTTTCAAGGACACGACATGTGGTCGAACATTTTGACCTTCCCACGAACTGGCCCCGCATACGAGCCGCCGACTACGGCTACTCGTCGCCGTCGTGTGTTCTGTGGGGTGCTATTGACTGGGATAACAATATTTGGGTTTATCGCGAATTATACGTAAAACACTTGACAGCAGAACAATTAGCTGATAAAATATTAGAATGTGAAGAGTTAGACCCTACACCACACTACACGGTCCTAGACTCTTCCTGTTGGAACAAAACCGGATTCGGCCCATCAATCGCAGAAACTATGATGAGGGCCGGGGTTAGGTGGACTCCCTCAGACCGCAACCGTCTTCAAGGAAAAATGGAACTACACAGGCGGCTTGCTGACGACCCTTACTCCAACGAACCCCGTATGCGGATTTTTTCCAGTTGTAAGCATATCATTGCACAGCTATCAGGCATTCCACTCTCCAAAACTAACAGCGAAGATGTAGACACGCGAGCAGAGGACCATGCCTATGATGCGTTGCGATATATGGTTATGACGCGAACATCTGGTTATCAATCTATACATAAAACGCTTCAGGGGATAAAGGACCAGACCTTTAAACCTTATGATGCTACCTTTGGATACTAGCCGTGGCAGAGATAACAAACATCAATAAAGGAAAAGGTACTGCCCAGAAGATTGTACAAGATGCTTTAGTTGTTTTCAGACAATATATGGACATCCCCTATATTGAAAACAGTTCTGATGAGGATATGAAAGCACTGTTCGAGGCTTTTGGGGGAAAACCGGGTCAAACACGAGTAAAAACGCCTAAAAAATTAACTGCCGAACAAGCCATAGCGTTTTTAGATTTTAGTGGCTTTCCGCTTGCAGATGAAAATGCAAAATTTAGCATTGCAGATGCCATTCGTTTAGAAGCACCTGAAATGTTCGAAGAGAAAAGTTTTAAGGATTATCAAAAGAAATTTGGCAAGACTATGGAGATGCAAGAAAGAGGCGCATCTGCATCCAAAAACATAACAACAGCAAAAACACCGAAGGCAGCAAATCAACCCGTGGCAGAACTAGACCCCAAAACCGCTACTCTCCGTGAAGTTGCTGAATCCTACGCTGAGAAGTCGAAGCGGGGTAAGGCGTTTGTCACTTCTTCATTACAATTCTTTAAAGACATTGCAGATGAACCCGGCTCCGCCCTACGGCTGTTCGAAAAAGACCCCGAAGGAAACACTCTTCTTTCAAAGACCTTTAAAGGAACTGAGGATACATCGACTGTAAAGACAGCGATGCAAAACCTTCGCCAAGTCGGTTTAACCTTGAAGGGTTCGCTTGGTCCTGACACACCTGAATACAAGCTGTTGCCAGATAAGGCTCCGAACACAGATTTAAACAACCGTATCTTTGGACGTAGCGAACCAGCAAAGGCCGTATCAGAGGTTGCTATCAACCCAGATAAAGCCAAGATGAGCCAACTGTTCGCGGGTGTCGCCAAGTATCTTGACAACCCTAACACCAAAGCTATTGCACAAGCAATCATTTTTAACCTCAACACTGGTCTTCGTCCTAACGCTGCTGCCGGTCTTCAGTTAAATGCCTACAAGCCAGATAGCGGTGCTATCTACATTGAGGCAGAAACCAAAGGTGCCAAGGGTCGAGCCGTGAACATCCCCTTGAACCCGATTGCAGATAGCATCTTACAAGAAAACCTAGCTGCTGGCAACAAAGAAAATTTCTTTGTCAAGCCAAATGGTAAAGTTGTTACATCTGCAGACATGACAGACTTGTTAAAAGATGTCAAGGTCAAGGATATTGCCTTCGATGCTGCTACCGGTCGTTACTTTGATACATTGGCTCCTTCAGGATTCTC